TTTTACCGCTTTGGGTACTATCACAATTACCGAGCGTACACTAACTCTCGAGAAGTTTCAGGTTCAAAGAAATATTTGCAAAAATAATTTCTTAACTGACTGGGCGGCGGGTGACTATCAGCGCGGCGACATCGAGCCAGCGTTGAGCGAGACTCTCATCGCTAATATGTTGGAAGGTATCGCGGCAAAAAATGAGGAGATTTTGTGGACTGGTGTTAACGCTACGGCTGGTGAGTATAACGGTCTTTTGACGTTGTTCAATACGGGCGGTTCGGGTGTAAACTTTGTTTCTACTCCCGTTGCAATCGATAGCACCAACGTAATCGCTAAAATTGCGGCCACGGTTGCAACCCTTCCGACGGCAGTAAAGCGCTCAACTGAGAAGCCTGTTATTTACATCGCGCAAAACGTTTGGGAAGCATTTATGCAAGCAAGCGCGGCGGCGGGTAACGGTTGGTACACCTACGGCGGCCCTGAAATGCCTAAATCTTATTTGGGTTATCAGTTGGCAATATGCCCAGGAATGCCCGACGATACGATCGTTATGGCTCAGAAATCAAACCTTTGGTTCGGTACAAATGTCCTTTCAGATTGGAACTCGGTTCAGGTTGTGGATATGGGCCAATTTGCCGAGGATAACGTTCGTTTCTCTGCTAAATTCTTTGCTGGATGCCAATTCGGTATCGGTAATGAAATCGCGGCGTACGGAACTTGGTTCTAAAAAATTAAACGGGGGGTTAATAGCCCCCTTATATTCTAACTAATTAAAAATCAATAAGATATGCCTTGTTTACTGAGTGCGGGCTTTATGCTCGATTGCAACGAAGGGGTCGGCGGGGTGAAAAACGTATACGTCGCGAATTGGGAGTTTTTCGCCAGCGGAATCACTCTCGACGCTAACGGGATTATTGACGGTCTGCCAGGAACGGCGGGAAGCGTTGACGTTTTTCAATACCAACCAAATCGCAATACAGGCGCCGTTACTGTGGTGCCTACTGCGAACCTCGAAAACGGAACTTTATACTACGACCAAACGGTCGAAATGACTTTGGGTAAGCTCTCGAATACAAAGAAAAAAGAGCTCGAGCAAATGAGTAAAGCGAAAGTTATTGTGTTCGTTCAACTTTACGACGATCAAATCGTTTGTGTTGGGCGTACCGATGGGGCTTTCTTAACGGCGGGTTCTTATCAGTCAGGAAAGGCCAAAGGCGATTTGAACGGTTATCAAATTACTTTGAACGCTCAAGAGCCAGGCCAACCCGACTTTTTGGAGGCTTACACCTCGGTTCCTTTTGATAATTTTACAGGGATTACCGTAGTTAATAGCTAAAATATTCGTTAAAAGGGTTATACATTTAAAAACGGGGGCGGGCGTTAAACCTCGCCCCTTTTTTATAAAAATATGGTTTATCTAAATACAAATCAGGCGGCCCAAACGCTCTATTTAAGTTTGAACGAATCGCGTCAATATTTCGCGACCGCGTTCACTCATTACCTCCTTATTTTAATTCACGAGGAGAATAGCACGGCGGGCGAAGAGTTGGCTCAAGTTGCCACTATTGTAAACGAAAACCAACGAATAACCCAATTAACCGTTACAACGGTCGGGCTTACCCTTCCTGGGCGTTATCGATACGAGATTTACGGGCAAAATTCGGCCGTAAATTTGAACCCAACTAACGCGGCGGTCGTTGGCCTTTGCCGTATCGGTTGGCTCGATTTAAATAGCTCGACAATTTATTACGATGTTCCCAATATAACCATTAACGACGATATTATTTACAATGGAAACCCATAACGTTAAACGAATTTCCTTAGCCGATTACACGGTTAAGAGCTCAGCCGAAAAAATCGACCGTTCGGGGTGGGTTAATTTCGGGGTCGATAATCTTTTTCCTCAGTATCTTTCAGAATTAGCCGCCACGGGCGCCGTTCACGGTTCCCTTTGTGTTTCTATCGGCGATATGTTCGCGGGCAAACGCCTCGAGGCTGGGCAATATAACGCCCGTTTGGAAGCTCTGAGCGCTTATGAGGTGTTTTATGGGTGCGCTCACGATTATAAAAAATTCGGAGGTTATTACATCGAGGTAATTTATTCGGTGGATCGCCTTTCAATTGCCAAAATTCGACATTTGCCATTCGAGGAATGCAGAATAGCGGTAACAGGTGAGGAGGAGGAGATAGTAGGGGTTTATCATTCGAACGATTGGGCGAATACTCGAAAGAAAAAGAACAAGCCCGAATTTTTGCCTGTTTATAATCCCACAAATAACGCCGAGGAGCCGCGACAAATCTTTTACAAGTTCGCTTATTGCGGTGCGAATATTTACCCGCGCCCTGACTATTACTCGGCTATAAATTCTATTGAGCTCGCGAAGGAAATTAGCGTTTATCACGTGAATAATATTATGAACGGGCTCAGCCCTTCAATGATTGTTTCGCTATTTCAAGGCGCCCCCGACCCCGAACAACAAAGAGATATGAAGAGGGATTGGGAACGCGAGTTAACAGGCGCGAGAAACGCGGGAAAGTTTATAATGACTTTTAACGAGCGCGACACGCCCAAACCTGAAATAACTACTTTCCCGCTTTCGGATGCTGATAAACAATATGAGTTTTTGAGTAAGGAGAGCACGTCCCTAATAATGGTCGCTCACCGCGTGGTAACGCCTTTACTTTTCGGAATTCGTGACGTTGGGGGCGGTTTTGGTTCGAATAAAGACGAAATGGCGGTCGGCCTTGAAATTTTCACTAACCAAGTGGTGGAACCCGCTCAGCGTAAACTATCCTCAGGCCTTGAGGAAATATTGAGCTACGAAATGCCTAATTTAACTATTACGGTAATTCCAAATTCGCCGCTGATGTTAACGCCACCTGTAAAGGCTGAGCCAACTCCCGCTCCAGCTCCTCAGGTTCTTGAGGTTGAAAAAAAAAAGGTTTGTTGCGCGCGTGAAACTAACGAGCTCGAGGAGTTGGGTTCGGCGATAGCCGAGGAGCTGATAGCCCTCGGAACCGAACCGCCCTCGGGTTATATTTTAATTGATAGTTACGAGGTCGATTACGAGAATGACGATCAAGAAAACGAGGAGTTAGTTAAAATCGAGGCTCACGAATTAGCGAGCACAGGAAGCGCTCAACCAATGAGGCCAAGCGAACAAGATTCCACAAACTACGCGGGGGTTACATTTATGACGCGTTATAGGTACAAAGGAAACGCCGCAACCGAGCGCGAATTCTGTAAAAAAATGATTAGCGCCGATAAACTTTACAGGAAAGAGGATATTGAGGCGATGGAGGATAAGGCAGTAAATAGAGGTTGGGGGCCTTATGGTTCGGATTATTATTCGATTTGGCTTTATAAAGGCGGTGGTAACTGTTACCACTTTTGGCAAAAGGAAGTTTACGTAAATGCGAAAGGAATTAACCCGCTTGCAAAGGACGCCGAACAAATTGCGGTGAGAAGGGCGGAGAAAATGGGTTATACAGTTCGAAACGACATTCGGGTTTCACTTTTGCCCGTGGATCAAGATTTTAACGGGTTTCTCCCTGATAACCCTGTTTACGGTGTTAACGGTATAAATTATAGGAGGTAAAAAATATGGCTGAAATACTTTTAATATCAGACGTGTACATTAAGAAGTACACAAACGTCAACGGGGCCGTCGACCCTAACTTGTTATATCCCTCGATTTATTTGGCTCAGGACAAATTTCTCGCGCCTTATTTGGGAACTAACCTTTACGAAAAGATTAAAAACGACGTGGCAAATAATACGCTCGCGGGCGATTATTTAACCCTCGTTGACGATTACGCGCGGCGCGTGGTTTTGTGGTGGGCAATGGTTGAGGCGGCGCCAGCATTAACCTATAAAATTGATAACGCGACAATGGTTCAACGAACCTCTGAGGACTCTCAACCCGTGCCCGACGTGGTCTTTAAGGATCAGTTAAACAAGTGGCAACAAAATGCCGAGCATTATACTAGTTTAATGGTCGATTACTTATGTGCGAACTCGGCTCTATTCCCTGAGTATTCTAATAACGTTTGGCCGCAACGTTGCCCGATAGGAATACAAAAAGGCTCAAACACTTACATTTTTTCCTCGGGAAATACGGCCTCGAGCCGTACATATGGCGATAGGAGAATAAGCCAAATACCATAATGAAAAAGTTAAACGAAAAGAAGCGGGCTCAACTTGAGGCGCTGAAAAAATACGAAAAACAGTTACTTTCAAAAACCAAAAAAACGAAATGAGTTTTTTCGAATACATTTCCGATATTGTGAGCGATTCGGCGAGCTGGTTAATGGGAATTATTATCGGCATTCTTGGAAAAATTTCTTATGAAATATACATGAAAAGAGCACTTTCAGTAATGCAATGGGTGGCCGTTATCGGCCTCTCAGTTTTTTGCGGTTATCAGACTGCTATTTACTGCCAATTACACGGGCACGAAACCGAATCGACCTGGGCCGTTCCAATGGCTACATTAATGGGTGAAAAAATCTTCATTTATGTAATGACTAATTACAAAAAGATTTTAACGGGCGTTCTTTCGTTCTTTATGCCTAAAAAATGAGCGACCAAAAAAGAAAACGGCCCCCAATTTCTGAGCGAATTAAAGGCTCAAAATTCAACGAGTTTCTAAAAGACAAAGTGAAACCCGTCGCGGGCGATATACTCGAAATTGCGGGCGATATTACAGGAATTCAGGCGCTCGAAATGGTCGGGGCTTGGCTTAATGGTCAAAAACATAAAAGCGAAGAGCATACTCAACTTTCCCTCGAGTTCGAAAAGGCGCGTTTAAATTATGAAATCGAAATGACGCGGCTCGATTTGCAAACCGATTTAGATTTTTTCAGGTCTGAGGTTGACGATCGCAAAAGCGCGAGAGAGCGAGAGGGCGAATTTTTGAAGGCCACGGGCAAAAGGGATTGGCTTTTCGGGGCGGTTGTAATTACAGGGCTGAGTTTAACGGTTGGCGTCGTTTTGAGTTTAATTTTTATCGTTATTCCTGTCGAAAATCAGCGGCTCGCTGATATGACTTTCGGGTCGGTTCTTTCAATTGGAACCTCCATTTTTGCTTATTACGTGGGAAGCTCTCGGGGCTCTCGTGTAAAGGACGAAACAATCAGAAATAATTTTGTCAAAAAAAATTAAATATTTAATTATTCATTGCACCGCCACTAATAAAGGCGTCGACATTCAGCCCGAGAAGGTTAAGCAATGGCACACGGCCGCACCTCCAAAGGGGCGGGGCTGGTCGCGCGTGGGTTATTCCGATTTGATTCTATTAGATGGGACGCGCCACAAGTTTGTTGAACATAATAACGATTTATTTATCGATAATTCTGAGATTACGTGGGGAGTCGCTTCGATTAATTCAATAGCTCGACACGTTTGTTATGTGGGTGGGGTTGACCCTAAAACAAAGAAAGGTTTAAACACCTTAACAGATGAGCAAGATTGGGTTTTACAAGATATAATCGTTGAGGTTTTGAATTACGCCCCCGACGTTTTAATAGCTGGTCACAATCAATTCGATAATAAAGCGTGTCCCTCGTTTTGGGTTCCTGAATATCTGAGGTTAAACGGGTGCCCTGAGCGCAATATTTACACGGCCGACCCTTTCAAATGGGCGAAACGTGGAATGAATAGGGGGTAAAAAAAGCCCTTTCGGGCTCTTTTAACGTTTGTAAATTGGGTTATCTGTTAGTTCATACAGTCGTTTATTGATATGCTTTAAACGGGTCTTTTGACGGCCGTATTTATTACTCCGCGAATTTGCGGTACTTAATAAAATTTCCTTTCGCTCAGCTCTTAACCGTTCAATTTCGAGCATCAATTGGACTGTTTCGTTTAAGATTTCCGCTTTCATAACTCGCGATTGAGTAAGTTTTCCGCCAAATGGCG